TGTCCTAAAGTTATCTCGTTGAGTGTTGTTGGTATAGTTAAATTAACTTTCATACTAATATATAAACGTTTTCAAATTATTTTAGAACAAGGTACAAAAAAACCCCTACATTTCTGTAAGGGTTAGTTTATAGAATATTAAATAAAAGTTAGGTGGTCTGTTAGGGTGTTAGGCAACTTGATAGGGATGCCGTACCCTCGTAGCTATCAAACTACTTTATTTCTTCAACCTTTAAAGAGAGCTTCTCTCTTCCTTTGCTAATGTTTATTGTCTTGTTGTTTATGTATAACGCTCTAATGTTGTTAAGCTAACACTCCCATTGGAGTACTGGGCATCTATCCCCCAGACCTTTATACACTCGCTTCTCAAATAATCAGATACTCTTTCAATCTGTTTCACACTCTTGTTGTTTAACCTCGTATTAATCTCAACGAGCAGCAATTGTCCTTATATTCAATATTCAATATGTCAATTAACGTTGTACTATTTTTTGTACACTACAAATATACAATACTTTTATTGTTATAAACAAATTATAAACAAACTTTAACATTTCTTTAACATTTAGTGTACTATATACTTACCTCTGTTTGGATTTTGTAGTTGATAGCCTACTGCATACCTAATAGCATCTATTAAGTGATTGTACTTGTCTATTGGTGTGTTGCTCTTGCGTTCTAACCAGCAGTAGTTGTTTAGTTCTTTAATAAGGTTTGTACTGTCAGGACTTATAACAAGGTCATAGTCTTGTAAAAGGCTTATACCATAAGTTACACTACCTTGCCCTTTAATTGATGGCTTTACCATACACCCTTTTGCTTTTAGTTCGTTAAGTAGTCTTGGCTCTGCGCTATCCCCTACTATTAAACCATCCTTTGCGTGTTTTAAGTTAAGGTCTGCTATTTGTGATGTTGTTAGTCTTGGTAAGTAGAAGCACTCTTTTAAATAGATTGTCTTTGTGCTTGTGTTTATGTTTACCTCAACAAGTGTACTTGGGTCTGCTGCAAATCCGTAATCTTGTCCCCACACGCTTACGCTGTACCTTTTAAACTCTCCTATTGTCCAGTTGCTAAATATAACCCCCTCTGCTTTGTTTAACCACGCACCTAACATTTGTTGTTTGTATTTCTCTGGTCTACGTTCACGCATCTGTGCTATTTGGTCTATATAGCTTTTAGATAGGTTGTCTATGTTGTCTATGTATGTGGTGTGTATGTAGGTTGTGTTGTCTTTGGTTATATTGCTTCCCTCTTGTACGCCTCTGTCCTCAAAGAAACGCTTGTATATAAAATGCTCTTTAGTTGTTGGGTTAAGTATTAGTATAACTCTGTTCTGTAAGCCTTTCTCTCTTACTGATAAATCTATGGTGTCAAACTTTTGCTCGTCTGTTAGTTCTTCAGCTTCATCTACTACCCAAGTTGTAATACCTTGTAAGGATTTAAGGTTTGCGGTTTGGTCACCGCTTGAGGTCTTTATACCTCTGAATATTATTTTGCTACCAGTCTTTTTGTTTAGTATCTCGTCTTTAGTTATGTGAAAGTCTTGCGTAAAGCCAAACAGTTCTAACTTGTCTATAAATTCTGGTATAATAGATATATAAGCAGATGTTAATGTATAGCGTGTAAATAGTATTGTGTGTCCAGCTTCATAGGTAAGCATAACTAAAAGGGCGTTTACTGAAAATGACTTTCCAGAACCACGCCCACCACTAACTATAAAATATCTACTATCTTCCTCTACAATAGATTTATATTTCTTATGTACCTTAATCAACGAATTTAATTAAATCTCTAAAATTGATGTTTAAGCCCTCTGACGAGTTAATGTCTACGCTTTCTTTAGGTTTGCCATAACGATAGCTTAAATACAGCTGTAAAGCCCTCATATCGCCTTTTGTTACTAACTCCCCTAACTTACCTAATGCTTCGTCTTTGTCTATTATAGCATCTAACCGCTCTATTAGTTTTTGTTCTTGTGCCTTTGGTTTTCTACCAGCACCTTGTCTTGCGCCACCATTATTTTTTCTTTTATCCATAATTGAAATAGATTGTTTATTCAATAATATATAAACAGAATTACTTTTTTTTAGAATAACCTTTGTTGTGCTTTGTGTTGCTCTATTCTTTTTATTGCTGCATCGTAATACTCTTTGTCTAATTCACAAGCTGTTAAATCATATCCTAAATTATGACAAGCTATTGCTATTGAGCCACTCCCCAAATGTGTGTCAAGTATTCTAAAACCATCTTTGGCGTAATTTATTAAAAGCCATTCGTATAGTTTTACTGGTTTTTGTGTAGGATGTATTCTCACTTCTTTATTTTTCATATCGTGTTGAAGCATACCGTTCCAAACAATCTCACAAATATTAACGCTTTTACTTCCGCTATAATAAGCAAGTTCAGCCCTACCAAATGCAGTGCCTTTTTTATCCCAACAAATTCTGCCACCACTAAAATTATAATTATTATAAAAGTTTACACCCCATATTATTTGATGTTTACTAACTCTTTTAAGTTCGCCAAAGTATTTTGAATTAGGTGCTTTATTTTCAAAAATTTTATAATTAGTTCTTTTAGTAGCTTGTTTCTTGTTATTTATATTGTCTTTTAAACCTATTGCATCATTACCGCCATAAGGTGGGTCTACAATAGCCAAATCAAAATAGTTATCCTCATACCTTGCCATCAGCTCCATATTGTCCTCATTGGTAATTGTCATAGTAGTATTTCTTCTATCTGTTCTATTTGTTTTTCAGTAGCCTTTGGTATTTGTTCCATAACGTATAGTCTATTGTCGCCTATTAGGGCTTTGTACATTAGTTCTAATTCTGTGTTATATAGTTTGTGTTGGTCGTATGTGTTTAAGCTATGTATTATTGAAGCGTGTGTTGTTTTGTAGTTGTTCTTTTCGTATTCTCTTACTATTTCCATAAGTCGCATCTTGCCAATCTTATATAGGTAGTAGTTTGCTACGCTACGCATTTCTATTACATCTCTGCGCCTTGTTTGTTCAAAGATGTCTATGTTTGCTGTTTCTTTAATTGTATCTCTTATTATTTGTAATCTCATATCTAATCTATTTTAGTAAATTCTGCTGTTTGGGTTTCGTTTATTTCTTCTTTGTTGTTAAAGTATTGGTCTACTAATGCATCTATTATTACTAACTCATCTATGGTGGCTGTTTTTATTTTGTGTATCAGTCCATCTATTTTGTTAAGTACGTTTAAGCACATCTCTGGGTTGTTGTGGTATACTGTATTAAATCCCTGTTGATATACTTGTTCTAGTAGCTTGTTAGTTTTACCCACTTGGTATTTTATGTTTTGTCTAAACGCTTCGCTTCCTTTTAGTTCATCATTTGCCTCTAGTAGAAGTTGAGCTATTAGTACACTCTTTAGATAGTTTAGGTGTCTAGGGTTTAGCGTTTCTACTTCTTCTTCTTGCTCATCTATTTTTAAACCATCATCATAATAATCATCTAAAGCATCTAGCACACCTGCCTTAATTTCTTCTACTACTAGTTCTTCTCTCTCTAGTTCTTCTTTTTCTATTTGTTCTTCTCTATCCATTTCTCTTGTTCGTTTCTTATGTATTCTATCTCTCGCTTTAGATAGTCTGCTGCTTTCTCAAGGTCTTTTAGTTCGTTGTCTTTTTTACCAGCTCTGCAAACGTATTTAATTATATTGCCTCTATTAAAGTTGAGGTTGTAGTCCTTTATAAAGTCTATCACATCGTAGCCCTTTCCGTTTTCGTAATGTAAGTATGTTGCTCTCATTTGCTTTGCTTATATTATAGCGTTATCTAATTGTTGTATAAGGTGTCGTATCTCACTACGTTCAAACTTGCCACTAATCTGTGCGTTGTAAGTTTTAAACGATAGGTGGTACATATCCTTTTCTGTATCTCCTTTTTTTTCTTTCTTTCCTAAATACTCAATCTTTAAATCAAATTTCATTTTTTATAATTCTCCAGTTAAACAATAGTTATCTAAATCTGCACCCTCTATAAAGAATTGATTATATAGGTGTAGTGCTTTTTCTACTTTTTCTTCGCCCTGAAAGTAAAATTCTTCCGAGCAGTTAAATATACCAATATCCAAGCTACCTTTGTCTAATGCCAAGAAATAAAAATCTTTGTGTGTCTTACCAAATAAGTTACAGTACAAGTAGCATTGTACATCGTATCCGTACTTTTTAGCTGACCAAGCAAAGTCTTTTATGTTTGTAGTTGTTTTAAGGTCTACTATTCTATTAGTGGCTAATACATCTGCCTTGCCTCTAAATGGCATATCTAATACGTTGTCAATAGCTGGTATCTCAAACTCTGCTTTGGTTATTAGTTCCTTTGCGTGTTCGTTTCTGTAGAACGCATCCACAAGCCTATCAGCATCGTTACGTTCTTTAATTGTAAACACTCTTGGGTTTTCTGCTTTTGCTTCTTTAAACTTCTTTGTGTTCTTGCTTTGCACATCTATAAAGGTTTGTGCTGCAAATACCTCTGGCTCTAATATAGCGGTGTGGAATAGCCACCCATCTCGTAGTGCTTGACTTTCGCCACTACCATACTTCAAACTAAAGTTATATGTCTTTGGGCTTGATAGAAGCTGTTTAAGGCTACTACTACTTAAAGCAAGGGTATTTAGTTCCCCATAGTAAAAGGTGTCATCTTCCATACGTTTAAGCAGCTGTGCTCTGTCGTAGTATTTACCATCTAATAGTTTTATCTTATCCATATTATTCAAGGTCATAGTTTTTACAATCTTCCGAGCAGTATGTCTGTCCGTTGGTTTCTGTGTCGCACATTCTACAAGTGCTTACTGCGTCTGGTTCGTCTATATAATGCATTTGATATTTGTTTAAGTCGTCTTTTAATTGTGTTATTTCTTCTTGTTGTTTTTGTATCAGTTCGTTCTTCTGTTGTCTAATTAGCTGTACTCTTTTATGTAGTACCTCAACCTCTGTACGCAGACCATTTACAAATGTACCT